CTTTACCTAAGCGACACGGGGATTACGAGCCTGCCTGATAACCTGACCGTCGGCGAGTGGCTTGACCTACGCAACACGGGGATTACGAGCCTGCCTGATAACCTGACCGTCGGCGGGGGGCTTTACCTAAGCGACACGGGGATTACGAGCCTGCCTGATAACCTGACCGTCGGCGAGTGGCTTGACCTACGCAACACGGGGATTACGAGCCTGCCTGATAACCTGACCGTCGGCGGGGGGCTTTACCTAAGCGACACGGGGATTACGAGCCTGCCTGATAACCTGACCGTCGGCGGGGGGCTTGATCTAAGCAACACGAGAATTACAAGTAAAGAAAGGGAAAAGGTTAAAAAACTGCAAAATATGGTTGAGTTCCAGTTGTCGGTGCAGGCAAAATTAAGTTGGCAAAACGGGCGTTACCGTATTTTTGACGGTATATTTTGTGAAGTATTGCGCAAACTCAAGAATGCCTACAAGGTAAAAATCGGACTTGCAACAAAATACGTCGTAACTGACGGAGTGAACTATGCGCACGGCGACACAATAAAAGAGGCGCGCGCAGATTTGATGTATAAAATCAGCGACCGCGACACTTCACAATATGAAGATTTAAGTCTTGATTCTGTGGTTACGAAAGAAGAGGCAATCCAAATGTATCGGGCAATTACCGGCGCTTGTGAGGCTGGAACGAAACACTTTGTCGGCGGATTAAAAAAACTAAAGCCGCGTTACACAATCGCAGAAATCATAGAGCTGACCGAGGGGCAATTCGGCGCAACAGACTTTAAGAACTTTTTTGCGGAGGACAGCAATGAGTAACTTTACCTGCCCGACCTGCGGGCTTACAAACATAGATTGCGGCAAAGCCGGCTACAAGACTGCCCGCGAGATTGAGCTTGAGAAAAAGCTGGAGATTGCCATTAAGGCTTTGAAAGAGTATGCGGACAAAAAAACGTGGGATTGCTGTTATAGAAACCAATGCGCGTATGTAGACGGATACATGGCACAGCAAGCGTTAAAGGAGATTGAGCAATGACGATTGATGATTTGGCAAAAGAATACGGCTGGGAACGATACGGAGATAGCTACATTTTCAAGACCCGCGATAATGATTTTATTATCGGCGATGACTTTAAGGTTTATATCGACTTTATCCAAAGAACCATAACTTTAAAGAAAATTTTATCGGACGCCAAAAAGAAACAACTTATAAAACTGTTTGGAGAAAAATACTAATGGCATATTTAGAAGAACTGCTGCCCGAGTTCAGAAAAGGGGCAAAAATTAGATGTTCAGATTGGGAAAAAGACAAGTATATTCAAAAAAAAGGTGGTTTAGTTGCTACTGATAATGATTTTCTTTGTAGTTTATCCGTAAGTGATATTTTTTCAAACCGGTGGGAGCTTTACCAAGAACCTATCGACTGGCAATATATCATTGACCACAAGTGCCTTTGCTGGTTTTATGATGCAGACGAATCAAATAAAAGGGCAGGTATTTTAAAAATAATATCTGAAAATATCAATGTTCTTTATTGGAATAATTATGACCAACAATGGTTTAACTGCCGCCCCGTCCGCAGAGATGAAGTAAATTTTTATGAGGACAGAAAAGATGATATTTAAGCGAAAAACAATCATCGCAAAAAATCATTTAAGCGGGAAAGAGTGTCGTCATAAAGTTCATAAAAATAACCAAATTTATCTAGATTGGTTTGGTTATCCTTTCCCGCTTGAGATGAAAGACGATGGGACATTTATTTGTAAATGTAAATTTGTCCAAGGCTATAATAAACTATACACCGGTTGGACTTGGAGAGCGGACGACCATTCAACACAATGCCCAACCGCACGATTTTGATAAAGAGGTAATCTATGACTAAGACACCGGAAGAACTGACAGAGGACTGGAAAGCGGGAAAGCTACATAAAAGATTTGATGAGCCAAAACTATTCTATTGCAAAACAGATAACGGCATAGAGATATTAAAAACTTGGGGATATAAAAACCTGGAATTTTTATCAATGGCCGACGAAGTGTTTGAACCTGTTGATGATGTCCAAATTCTCGCCCCCGTCCCTACCTATGACGAATACAAGGCTATGCAGGAACAAATTGCTGACCAAAGAGCAAAACTAGAATCCGCCCGTTGGTATCAGACAGTCCAGAACGAGGATATTGGCAAGCTCCGCGGGTTGCTGAAAGATATTAAACTGTTCTTTGAAGAGTGCAATCCGCACGATCTTACTATCATAGCTGATAATATGGATATTTATTTAACCCGTATCAACGCCGCGTTAAACGAAAGTGAGGGAAAATGAACCAGTATAAGTATAAATACTTTTTTCTTCCGAAAAAGTTTAAGGCTATTGCAGATATACACATAGCATTTACGGAATTTAAAACTTCCGGGAAAATGGTTGTCAGAGAGAAAATTGACTTGGTGAAGGGACTTTTTTCTAACGATGGAACTGGAGAACGTACTTTTGTGGAAATGCCCAACGGAGATACAATCTACATTGAAAGAAAATTACTCGTTCCCGTCCCGCTGTTTTTCAAGGCCGAGAAAAAATTTCAGGAACAGGTTAAAGCTTGCATCCAGTTGAAAGAAAGAGAAAAGCTGATGACACTTGATAAAATATTCAGTTTCTTTAAGAAATTCAATTTTTTGAAGTAAAGCGAGGGAAAGATGAAACTTGAAAATTGCACAGGTTGCCCATACAGCCACAAAACAATTCCGCGCACAAAACCCGTGTGGCTATGTTCATACGGGCGTTACAAAGATGCACCGGGCGGGGGGTATCCTTGTGCTTGGATAAAAAAATGTGAACACCACTCTAATATGTTAAAAAATCCTGAAAATTTTAACACGTCCGGCGGAAATGTTAAAGGAGATAACAAATAAAACACGTTGACAAAATCAAAAAATATCGTAACAATTAACAGGGGATTAAATAAAAGAGGTAAAAATGAAAGAAGAGCCGGAAATTTTAAAGATTCGGAAGTTGCTAAAGGTTAGCCGCGCGCAGTTCGGGCGGTTTATCAATCGGAGCGAGCCGAGCATAAGGCGATACGAGGCGGGTTGTTTCGTGCCGTTGGAAGTTATGATTAACGCCCGGAAATGGCGCAAGCTGTATAATGAAATATACGGGCGAAATGAAGAGGAGAAAGAATAGCTATGTTTAAGCTTATTTGTTATTTAACGGCAATATATCAATATTCAAAGACAATTCATTATGAAGTCAAGGGTGAGGCTTTTTATGGTAAGCACTTGTTTAATGACCGAATCGCCGAAAATATGAACGATTATGTTGATTTGATAAAAGAAGTTGTTTATTTGGGACACGCGAAAGATGCTCCGGCAGCAGGAGCGATACTTGAGGGCGTGTTGCCTTTATTGCCTGCAACAGAAGAAAACGACCAGCAAAACTATATCAACCTTTATAATTTAATACTTAATGCGCTGGACGAAATAGAGCAGTTAAATCAAAAGAAGCTGTCTGTCGGGGATAAAAATCTGATTGGTGGGATAGCACAAGACCTGCAACAGAATTTAGGATTGTTATGGCGGCAAATAACGCCGTATGCGTATGAAACAATGCAAGAGCGGGTATTTATGCCGGAGGCGGAAATATAGCGTTCTAAGAGGAGAAAATAGGCTTATGACACAAATTTTATACAAATGCACAATCACGAACGACCCGCACCCGGAAAATGCCGGGCAGTTGAACGCCTTAAAAAAGCAATATGCCGAGGAGCTGGCCAAGATAACCGGGCGTGAAGAAGAGGAGTTTTATTGCTTTAAAAATCCGGTAAACGTAACCGCCACAGACCAGAACGGGACAATCATAGGTTTTATAGCCGTAGGAATGGCAGAGCAGGAAAAGCGGGTTTACGCTTGCCACGTTTACGTTATGCCGCAAGTCCGAAATCAAGGCGTATATAGAACAATGCTTGCGCGGCTGGTTAAGTTTGCCGAAGATATAAAATACAAAAGCATTACAGCGGGAGTTTTCAAAAATAACAAAATATCACAAAAGGCACACCGGGCTTTAGGGTTTGTGCCTTTTGCTAATTTATACGAATTAAAAGTCGGGGATGCCGATTTGCACGGCTTGAAATAGTCGTTTATGTCTTAAAATTAGATAGCGGGAGGGGTTAAATGTTTGAGGGCATACATAGGTGGTTTAAAAAGACTTTTCCAAAAGCAAGTTTTACCTCTCAAATTGTCAAATTAAAAGCGGAAATAGCCGAATTTGAAGAGGCAGAGGGTGATTACGCAGGAAGCCCCACCCGGCTTAATTATCTTAAATATCAGGAAGAGCTTGCCGATGTTGTGATTTGTGCGATTAACTTGGCAAGTTTTCCCGAAATGCAAGAGCTTATAAAAGAAAAAATGAAGATTAACCGCGCCCGGAGCTTTAACGGGGACGAGCATATTAAATAAACTGTTGGGGTTTTTATGAAACAATACGGAGCGCCATATATGGGGAGCAAGTCAAAAATTGCCGAGGATATACTTGCAGTATTGCCGCGCGGGAAAAGGTTTGTTGATTTATTCGGCGGTGGTTTTGCTATGACGCATTGTGCGATGTTGTCCGGAAAATATGAAGAGTTTTATTACAATGAATTAAACCCGCTTGTGGTGGATATGATTAAAAAAGCCATAGACGGAGAATACAAAAATGAGCGCCGGTGGATTGACCGCGAAACGTTTTTTAACCTTAAAGAAAAAGACGGCTATATAAAATATTGCTGGAGCTTTGGAAATAATGGGGATGGCTATCTTTATGCGAAAGAAATTGAGCCCTGGAAAAAAGCTTTACATTATGCCCGAGTTTTAGGCGATTGCAGCCTATTAAAAGAATTTGGCATTGATTCAAACGGCAGCAGGCAGGATATAAGCGCTCACAAAGAGGAATACAAAGAAAAATATATAAAATGGTATTTGAAAGATATATGCCTATCTGACGCCGATTTTAACCGCCTTAAAAAAGATTTGGATAAAAAGATAAAAGACCAGAAAGAAGAACTGCGGCAATATTTATGCAATGCGTTGAAAGAATCGGGCTTAACGGCGGCGGAAGTTGATCGGCGTTTAAATACACAGATGTCCAGGCATTACTTCGGGCATTCGCAGTGGCAGTTTCCTACGCGTGAAGAGTATAACAAAATGCGCGCTTTTATGCCTTTAAAACCTTATGACGAGATTTACGGCTATCAAGAGTTGCTGCAAAGTCTGCAAAGTCTGGAAAGGCTGCAAAGTCTGGAGCTACATTGTGGAAGCTATGTTGATTATCAACATAAAGTGGGGGACGTTGTCTATTGTTTTGACGACGAAACAGAACTTTTAACAAAAAGAGGGTGGGTAAATGTAGCTAATATAAAAAAAGATGACGAGCTTTTATCCAGAGAGCCTAATACGGCAAGATTAGAATATATAAAGAATACAAAAAAAATAGCAATTAACTATACAGGTTATATGTATAGTTATGAAGGGAAAAATATTTCAATAAATGTAAGTGAAAATCACAAACTTTTTATTAGCAGAAAGATTGGCAGAAAAAAAGAACGTCAAGATACAACAATAACGGCAGATAAAGCTTATACTTCTAGTTTTCAATTTATATCAGCCGGTGGTATCTGGAAAGGGACACCAGAAAAGACAATAAAAATATTAGGACAAGAATTTGATAAAATTAAATTTGCCCGATTATTAGGTATATTTTTAACAGATGGCTCAATAAACAAGCAAGATAATATTTTTATTTATCAAACAAAGGAAAGTATAAGAAATACAATAAAAAACCTTTTAATTGACCTAAATATTGAATTTACGGAACATAAAAAATATTTTTACTTGTCTAGAAAATATAAAGGGTATTTCAAGCAATTTTACTTAAAAGAAAAAAGGAAAATACCGCAAGATTTTAAGGATTCAAATGTTGAGGTATTGAAAAGCCTTTTGGAGGGTATTATTGATGGCGATGGAGATAATAGCCGCAGAAGAATATATATAGGCAGTAAATCTCTTGTTGATGATATACAAGAGATTATTTATAAAATAGGACTGTCAAGCTGTTTTTATATAAAAGAGCCAAAACAATCATTTTTAAAAGACGAAAACAGATATATAAAAGCATTAAAACCTTATTTTGTCGTTTCTATAAATAATAAAAAATACTTAAACCATATTCATAAAAATGAAAAAAGAAATTTTTATGCAGGAAAACTATATTGTTGTTGTCTTGAAAAATGGCATACTGTTTTAATGAGAAGACACGGAAAAATAATTTGGATTAACCAATGCGACCCGCCTTACGAAAATACTGCTAAATATTCAGAAGACGGATTTAATCATAAAGAGTTTTACGATTGGGTTTACAGTCGCCCGTATCGTGTATATTTTTCAAGCTATGAAATATCTGACAACCGGTTTTATAAGGTTTGGAGTAAACAAAAAATACAAAACTTAAACGGGCAAGGGGCTGGAGCGAAAGTTCAAGAAACGGTATATTGCAATCAGCCCGATAAAGTTATGTTGTTTTAAGGAGTTAAGGGAAAATGGCAAAAGGACACGAAAATTTAATACCACTTAACAAACGGTCAAAGGAAGCTCAAAGGAAAATCCAGTCAATGGGCGGAAAAGCTTGCCGGGAGAAAAATAGAAAGAAAAAAACCTTAAAAGAGTTAACGCTTTTATTGTTAGAAAATCCCGTTGTATCAGAAGAGGCAAAGGCGCAAATAAAGCTGCTTTTCCCAAACGTTGATACGGAAGACCTGACTAACGGTATGGCGATGACGGCAAATATTATGTTATCTGCCATAACGTCAAAAGACTTAAAAGAAAAGGTAAAGGCAGCTGAATACCTGCGCGACACTGCCGGGCAAAAGCCGGAAACAAGCGTAACCGGCAGCGTAACCGTTGAAAAAGTCTTTGTTTCGGAAAAAGAGCAGGAGGAAACTTTAAAGCATATAAAAGAAGTCATTACCGGGGAAAATAAAAACGAGGGCTAAAAATGGAGCTGCAGCCGGAATATATCGGGCAAACGCTTTTAAAGCTTGGGTTTGAGGCTTTTTTCAGGTATTTGTTCCGAGTTATTGAGGGGCGACCGTTTATAATGGAGCCTATACACCCGGATTTATTTAACGTTTTTGAAGATATTTATAACCTCAAAAGGTTACGGCAGACAATAAACATTTTTCCGCGTTCATCAAAAACAACATTGTGTAAATATTTTATTGTATATAGCTGGTGCAAAAATCCAAAATGCAACTTTATTTATACTTCTTATTCGCAGAGCTTGTTAAATGACATTGCCCGGGATATTCAAAACATAATGGAGCACCCGGCATTTAAGGCGATGTTTCCGGTAAAATCCAGTATGGAAAGCGAAACACTAGACCCGATTGACGAGTTCTGGCGGCAATACTGGAATAAATCGGAAGACAACAAAAATATTTACTCTTCAAAAAAAATTGTAACCTACGCGGGTGGGATTTGTATTTTTGTGAGCGCGGGCGGGCAAATTCTGGGATTTGGAGCCGGCATTCGCGGAGCTGATGACTTTTCCGGCTGTTTAATCCTTGACGACTTTGACAAGCCCGCAGATATAGCCAGCGAAGTGTTACGAACAAAAACAAAGCGATACTATTCAGAAACGTTACTATCCCGCTTGAACGATTACAACGTGCCTATTCTTAACGTTCAACAAAGGCTGCACGTTGACGATATATCGGGGTTTTTAAAAGACAAATACGGATTTGAAGTTTTAAAAAAGCCTCTTCTGAATATACGCGGCGAGTGCCAAGCGCCCAGCCAGTATGATGAAAAGCGCCTAAAAGAGCTACAATTTGACAAGTCGGCTTTTTCTGCACAATACCAGCAAGAGCCGACACTTGAAGAGGGCAACCTTATTAAGCGCGACTGGTGGCAATATTACAAGCCGGAAGAAACACCGGTTGAAGGCGTTTTGATTATAACAGCCGATACGGCATATAAAAAATCAAAGACGGCAGACTTTTCCTGTTTGCAATGTTGGGAATTAAAAACCGGAAAGCTTTTAATGCGTGATATGATTGTGGATAAGTGGGAGTTTCCCGAATTGCTGGAAAATGCTAAAATGTTTTGGGATAAGTGGACACGCCCCGAAATGATTATCCGGGCAAAGTATTTTTTTATTGAAGATAAGGCAAGCGGGATTAGCCTTGTGCAGACGCTTGAAGATTTGGGAATTAACACCGTAGCTTGGAAACCGAAAGATTTTGATTTTCCCGATGATAAAGTCGGCAGGACAAAAGAATTTTCGTGGGCAGTATTTTCCGGGCTTGTCTTTTTACCAGAAAATAATAAAATGAGTGAGTATTTAGTAGAAGAGGCAGCGGCGTTTAAAGAGGATATGTCGCACTATCACGATGACGCTTGCGATGCCGCCAATATGTCTTTCTCAATTTGGCGTTATTATGGCGGAATGAGAGATACAGAGCAACAATAAAGGGAGTTTTTGAAATATGACACGGCGCAACAAGGGAAAAACAAGACTTAAAACCGGCAATGCTTTATTGCACGGGGCAGGCGCAAGCACTTGGCAAGACCGGGGAAGTATACAGCAGGGCGCTATATTCACAAAAAACCCCTATTATAACAATGATTATTATCGGCGCTGGCAAGATTTAGTGCGCTGGTATTATACCGACTGGGCAGCAAAAAAAATTGTGGATATTCCGGTGCAAGACGCGTTTCGTGTAGAGCCGGAAATAAAAGGCTTGTCGGAGGAGGACAAAGAGCAGCTGATAAAATACCAAGAGGCGATGGGCGGCAGAGATAAGCTTTATAAAGCGGCTATTCAATCACGCTTGCTTGGCGGCTCAATCGTTATGCTCGGTGTAAAAGACGAAGAAGACAACCCGGAAAAGCCGATTGATTTTGACAAGCTGGACAAGGGCGACCTTGCGTTTATGAATGTTGTTAGCGTGGAAAAAATAAGCCAAGTTCAATATGAAACAGACCCGTTTAGTCCGATGTATGATACGCCGCGATATTATATGATTAACGGGCAGAAAGTTGATGTTAGCCGCTTGCTGGTGTTTGACGGAAGACCGTTGTTTAATAGCGCCTCAATGAACATTTTACAGAATTTTAGATTTAATCCTGCCGGATTTGGCGAAAGTGTATTGATTCCGGTTTATGACGCGCTTGTCCGGTTTGCCGGGACGCAAGAGGGGGCGTATCACCTTGTTAATATGGCAAGCGTCCTTTTGGTTAAATGCGACAAGCTTATGGACTTGCAGGCTTCAAATATGGGCGAGCGCGGTATGCGTATGCTTGAAAAAATGGCAGAGCAGATAAGCATATACCGGGCGGGGATACTGTCCGGTAAAGATGTTGATGTTGCACAACATAGCGCTACTTTTGGAAGTGTGCCGGAATTATTGCAGACGTTTGCGCAGGTGCTTGCTGCCGGTTCGGATATACCGGCAACCCGATTCTTAGGGCAAGCCCCGGGCGGATTGAATGCTACCGGAGAAAGCGACCTTGAAAACTACTATAACAACGTTGCCAGCTGGCAGAATACCGTATTAAAAGCAAATGAAATAAAAATGTATAATATTTTGGGCGTTTCTTGTTTTGGGCGTAAAAAATGGCAATCAATAAAGCCCGAGTTTGATATAGAATATAAGCCGCTATGGAATTTAAGCGAAACAGAGCAAGCCACCATTGATAGCACCCGCGCGCAGACAATCAGCTTGCTGGAGCAATCCGGTTATTTAAGCCGAGAGGCTGCACTTGAAGAACTAAAAGCCCGTAAAATCTTTATCAATGATGTAAAGGCTGAGGATATGCCGGATATGTCGCAGCTTGGCTATATGGAAGGCGCAGGGGAAGAGCAACCCCGGACACCGGAACAAAACAACGAGCTATTCGGAAAAATTGCCGAAGTTGGGAATAAATAGCCGATGTCAACGATTGTATTAAACAAAGCTCCAAACAAGACGCGCGGGAAGATTGTCGGCAAGGGAATTAAACCCCCGAAAGCGATAGAGTGGGAGGCACGCCGGGCAATTAACCGCGCCTTGCAGGAATTTGACGCCGAAATGGAGTATTTTAAAAACCACGTTGAAGACTACACCCCGGCGCAATCAAGCCGGATTTTATCGGAAATGCAGGAGAAGTGGGCGAAAAAGATTGAGCCGATAGCCGATAGGATAAGCGAAAACTGGCTTAATGCAATAAATGAACGGCAGAAAAAGAAATCAATGGAAGTCTTGCGAAAAGCGCTTGGCGTGGATATATCGGCTATATTTGAAGACCCGCTTGTTCAGCAGGGACTTGAAAATATGCGTTTTGAGGCGGCGTATTTGATTAAGACGATACCGTATGACAATATCGGTAAAGTTGCTGAGCGGGTTTATCAATACTACCGGGGCGAGCCTATGCCGGAGGGGCGAACACTCACACAGCAGCTTGCCGAGGAGTTTAAAATAAAATACGAGCGCGCAAAAACTATTGCCCGCGACCAGACAAACAAGATGAACGGGAATTTAACGCAAATTAGGCAGACCAGCTACGGGATTGAAGAGTATATATGGCGAACAGCACGTGATCAGCGGGTTGTTGGCAACCCTGCCGGGTTTTATCCAAAAGGCAACAGGGTTCACGGCAACCACTGGGAAAGAGAGGGGCATTTATACCGGTGGGACGAGCCGCCGGAGGACGGGGCGCCTGGGATAAGTATCCAGTGTCGGTGCTTTGCCGAGCCGGTTATTAACTTGGACAAATTAAAAGTCCAGTATTATTAAAAGAATGGGGCGGTGGAGAAAGGAAAAATGAAAAAGAGTGTTGACGAACAGTTAATCGCCCTTGGCGAGAAAATAGCTAAAAATTACCGCCTTATTGTTGCGGTTGCCGCTTTTCTTTATGGTTGTTTTATTTTTGTAAACACGCAGGCACAGCACAGCCAAGCCATTTTAGCGATACAAAACCAGCACAGCCACGATATAGCCGAATTAAGGGCAAGTCATACAAAGCTGCAGGAGCGGGTAACATTAAACGAAAAAAATTTTAACACGACTTCGGTAAAGCTGGATACAACATTAAACCGTATATCAACCGACTTGCAATTCATTAAGCAAAAATTGATTGAAAAGGGGATGAAATGAAAAAGATAGCGAAGTATAAATACAGAATAATTTTATTTGCCGTTTTAGTTTTGGCAATAGTCGCCCTTGTCGCCCCGGATAAAGCGGAAGAAGTCGCAAGGGCTTTTATGTTAATTATTGTAGGCATTTAAAAAAATAAATTGTGGATAACTCAAAAAAAGGGGGATTGGTGATGTTATCTTGTTTGATTGCTTTTATTTTCGGATTATGGGCAGGCAAGTTCCTATCCAAAAAAACGCGCGATAAAAATGGGCGATTTGCCAAAATACCGGAGTGGCGCAAATGGCTTTGATTTATTTTCTTCTTGGAGGTTTTCTCCGGCGCTGGTATGGCGGGCTTTTCCCGGACGATAAATATAAAGTGCTGGGAAATCGGGCGTTGCAGACCGGCGTAATGATTGGCGTTATGCTAGGCATATTTGTTGATGATTGGCAGAGTTGGCGCGATTGGCTTGTTTCCGGGGCGGTTGCCTTATGGCTGCAATTCCAGTTTTGGAGCCGCGGGCATGGCGCAGTATATGACTTGTCGCGTGGCGGCTACCCGGACGAAAAAACTATAAAACGTTATAATGAGCGCTGGTATCATATACCTTGCGACTGGCTGGCAGAAAAGCGCTTTTTTAGCTTTTACGGGTGGGGATATGACTTTACTTATATGCTTTTGCGCTACACTTGCCCGATGATGCCGATGATTTTATTTGATTGGAAATATACTTTAATCGGGTTAAGCGTTGCGCCGGTATATGCTTTCTGTTGGCAATGGAATGAGTCCGACGCTTGGTGTTTCAAATTAAAAGGCTTAAGCTCCGCTACAAACTTGGCAGAGGTTATTTGCGGGGGTGTTTTTTATGCCGGATGTTATCTTTTGGGGGCGCTATGACAAAACTTTTATCATATTTAGCGGCTTTTCTTTTGCTGGTTGTTTATATTTTATCAACCTTGTATATTGAGAGGGGTAACAAAATAACCGTGCTGGAAACGCAAAAAAACGCGCTTAACGGCAATATAAATTATTTGGAGGCAGAAATTGAGAAACGAAATGAAAAGGCGCTGGACACCGATAAGCGACTGCGCGAGATTGAGGAGGCGGCAGCGCGAGGAAAAAATAAGGCGGGTTTTGATTGGAATAGCAACATTGCTGCTGACCCTGTTATTATTAAGCTAAAGGAGCAAGGGAAAAATGACCGATGAAATAGAACGCCTAAAAAAAATGCAGGACTTCAACCGGCGGCAGGAAAAAACAGAGCCGGTGCATTGGGAGCCGGTGTCAAATATACCCGATAAAGCAGAAGAAAAGCGGCAGGAAATTATTAAAGCGGTGGAAGACCACCATAAAATGTATGTTGATTTGTGGTTGTCGCATTTAAAGGGGCGCGGGCGATGAAAGAGATTTTTATCATTGCAACCGCGCTTTTTTTGGCTTCCTGCACACAAACAGAATATGTGTATAGGGAAATACCGCGCGAGCCTATAACCTGCATAGAGCGGATAAATACGCCTTTGGATATGGCAAAATGCCTTGCAGAGTATAAGGCAAAATATTGAGATAAACAAAAAACTTGCGCATTTAAAACGGATTTTGTGAAAAAATCACAAAAAGTTGATGAAAAAGGGGCAAAATGATGATTATAGCCTACACGGACGCAACGATAGACGCAAAAGGGGTTGCCGGTATAGGTATTGTCATCATTAACGGGAGCAAGAGAAACAAAATCATTGAGCCATTGAGAACATATTTTTATGCCTCTTTTTCCGTAGCGTTTAAAGCAATGACAATTAGGATTATAACATCGTTGTTTCATTCCGGCATATATGTTATAAAGTCTTGTTCCATAGGAAAAATGTTTATAATTTTTGCCTTTGTTTTTTTCGTTTTTCTGACAACCGCAAGAAAATGTCTTTTTATTTAAAATTCCATCGGCTCTTGTAATATGGATTTTTCCGCAATCACAAATACACTTAAAAAATTTTCTTTTTCTATTTTTTTGATAAATATATAAAACTTCTAAAACGGTTAATCTTCCGTGTTTTTTTCCTACATAATCTTCATCATTCATTTTATTTGCCTTTATAAAAAAATTGCCTGTGTAAAAAAATAGCACAGGCAATAGGCATTTTGCTTTTCGGGAGCTACCCTAGTGCTATATATTTTGAATAATATTTTTTTTCAAAAAAATCAACATCTAAAATATTTTTAAAGAAAAAAAATCTTTCTTCTTTTCTACGGCGGACAAGCCCTTTTAAGACTTGCCCATTTGCTCTACACCAGTTCCATTCAGCAAAAGCTTGTTCCCATTTTTTTTCTTCAATATATCTATAACATTTTGATAATTCAAAAGAACCACCAATATTATATGAAATGCTAAAAAGACTTGCTTTCTGTTCGTCTGTAAAGTCGCCTTTTGGCAGCTTAATTTGTGTTTTGCAATACCACTCTAAAAGCTGGCAAGCCCTGTCTTCTGTTATCGGTTTGTCGGTTAATTTTACCCGTGCGCCCGATTCGTAGTAGGTGGTGCCGTAGCCGATAGTCGGACAACCTGCCGGACACAGATACGGTTCGGATTTAAAGCCTTCATATTTTTTTATCAAATCGTAAATTTTCATTTTGTTTCTCCCTCTTTTTTCAACAAAACGTTCATAATGATTATATCCGGTTGGCGCTTTTGAGTAAAGCACCGCTTAAATACGGTTTTCGCCTCAAACTTAGAGTTGGCTTTAACAATCTTTGTTTTGAGTTCTTCTTCACCTTTTATCCAATAAAAAACCTCATAATATTTTGAAATCATCTTTTCCCTCGCTTTTTTGAATTTACCCTATACTTTTCAATTTGTTCTGCCTCGGATAAAGGCAAGCCCAAAATTTTAACCCGATAATATATCGTATTATAAACAAGATTTTTTTCTATGCAGTATTGCCTTAGCGATAAACCGTCCGTTTCCCACTCCCGGCGCAGCCTCTTGCGGTTGGCAGAGGCGCAAGCTTCGTCTACGGATATATCTTCGTCAATTATCCGCTGGCGCAAGGTGTGATAATTAAAACCGTTTTCATTGCACCAGTCAACGAGGCTTTGACCGTCTGACCGCTTATACATCGGGCTTTTCCATTTACTCCCTTTGTGTGGCATTTTTCTTGCTCCTGGCGATTTTTTCATAGTCGGCAGCGGTGCTTCCTTTCTTAACAATCATCCCGCAGTGGGAACAACGCCACTTTCCGAAAAATGCGTTATCAACTCCGCAGACAAGCCAAACAAAAAGCCACACCCCGCAAGTGATAAGAGATAAAAACAAGTGAAGAATATGCGAAGTGCCTTTCTTTTGGATTAAAACTTGTTTTTCGCAATACGGGCAATATCCCGTTCCGTTTATTATAGCCATTTTTATTTACTCCTTTAAATAGTTGTTTTCGTTCAATATGTTTTCCGCCAGTTGTTCGGCGGCGTATTCTATGTCCATCTCAAATATGCTTTCAACGCTAAACACGCCGGTTCTGACTTCCGGTATACATTCAGAATAATATTGTTTTGCTGCCATTATACACGCGCCCGTTTCTATAACTGTTTTAGGCGGGCGGTATCCGTCAACATTGAAAGGGCTAAAAGAAGTAGCTTTATTGTCTGCTTTGCATATTCCCACAAAGCGCAAGTGGCTAATGCCTTTTATAACGATAAATTTTTCCAATCTTTTATCTCCTTATAAATAGAGGTTAATTCCTCAAAGGCTTTTTGCTGGTTTGTTTTCCCGGTTATAGATGAAAAGTCATCGGCAACATAAAGCCAGTGCATAGCGTTGTTTACGGATTGAGCACATTTTATAATAAGGTGCTGCAATTCCCGGTTGTTATGCTGCAACATCTCACATAAATTGATTGTTGACAACAAAACATCAGAACTTCTTTTTCCGTCATTGCAAGTATTTAATTCGTCTTGCGATTTAACAATGTTTTTTTTAGGCATTTTAATCGTTCCCCCTATTCAAATACCAGTTAGAATACCGCATATATACCCGTTCCGGATATGCCGCGAAAATATGCTTGTCTTTTGTTTCTTCAAAAGCCTTGATTTTGTGGGATATGTTATATAAATGGCTTGCCCATATATCCTGCGCCGCCTCAAATGTTTCTTGTTCAATATTGCAAACGGCGATAACGTCTTCATATCCCGGTTTATTTGATTGAATAATAAAAACAAACTCTATCGGATATTCGCCATATTTTTCCCGGACAGCCTCGCAATAATGAACGGCTTGGAGCGGGTATTGCAGTTTTTCCGGCCATTTAATAACGCTATCAATATCGGAGCTTGTTTTATAATCAATTAAAACGATTCCCTGATTTGTGCGCTTTATTGCATCTATTTTCGCCTTGCAATCAACATCGTTTTCCTGATTGTGCCAAATAATAGGAAGTTCGGCAGTTGCCCCGGTTACAATCTTTTTGACTTCCGGGTGGGAGCGGAGATTCGCGAGCATAGCCGTTGCGTGATTCCACTCGTCCTGATTGATAACAATTTTACCGGGGTTTTCGGCTTTTATTGCCTCATGTTTTTTGTTGCGCCGGGATTGTCCGAAATCGGCGATAACATAGCGGTTTTGTGCCTCTTTTGGCTCAAGCAAAAGACAATGCGTTAAGCCACCGAAAACAAGCGCGTCTGTTTCTGCGTCCGGTTGTTTTTCCGGGTTGAATGGACTTGTCCGCCAAAATTCATACGGGCTTTTGTCGTATGTTTTTATTTGGCTTGCCGATATTGCCGGATAGGCGAAATAATCATCATCGGATTTAATCTCAATATCTTTTAACATTTTAGCTCCTTAATTAAATGTTGCGGCAGTTGATTGAAAATAAGCAGTGCTGTTCTTGCAGGTTTTCACGCTCTTGACGGCACAATTCTGCGTCAATGCCGAAAAGGATAAGCCAACCCAACATTATGCCGGTAAACCCGCAAATAAATCCGTTAATAAATGCTTTGTTGATTTTGTAAATTTTTTTCATCTGTATCACTCCTTTTAAAATCGTTGTGGTGTTTACATAGTCATATATAACAGCTTTTTTGATAATGTAAAGAACTTTTTTATAATTTTTCAAAAAAAATTTAATTATGTGCAAAAAGGTTTATTTGCGCGGTGTTGACTAAGGTTTATTTTTGCGTTTATCATAAAGGCACAAACAAAAAAAGGAGTTTTGTTAATGTTTGTTAAATCGGAGCGTGTAAAAATCGGCAATAATTGGCGGATTGACGATGACGGGTTTATGCTGGTGCGTGCCAGGGTATTAAAAGAGGGTATTTTCCCGTATCGGACAAGTGAAATTGAGGGCTTAAAAGAAGAACAGCCGGTTATAGACGTATATATTCCCGCGGCAGAATTTACCCCCGCTGCATTAAAAACAGGCGAGGGCGACCCGGTTATCGTGGATGAACACGAGTGGCGCACGGCAGACAATACGCTTAAAGACGGGTTGACCAAAGGCACGGTTGCAGGGAATTTGTCCGTTGACAGTAAAGGCGGTGTTGTCTGCGAATTTAAGATTTATGACGCCGACACCATTAACAAGATAAAAAGCGGCGAGCTGGTGGAAGTATCCGCCGGGTATGAAGCCGATTTTGTGAAAGAAGACGGCAGCTTTGCCGGTATGCCCTACGGGTATAAGCAACAAAACATCGTATTCAATCATATGCTGCTTTGCCATAAAGGCGAGGGGCGTTGTGGTGCTGATGTTAGAGTTTTTAACAAAAAAACAGGAGTAGAAAAAATGACTGTAAAAATCCGTTATAAAGTTGGAAATACCGACAAAGAAGTTGAGTTTTCCAACGAAGATGACGCAAAAAAAGCCGAGGATATGGCTAAAGACTTGTCCGGGGCTAAAGGTGCTGAAATTGACAATGCACTTGACGAAATCAAGGAAAAGAAAGAACAGATTGAAACCCTGAACGCTGAGCTTGAAGATGCAAAGCGCAAAGTTGAGGAATACAAGCAGAAACTTGACGAGGCTTTGAGTCCAGAGGCGCAAGAGGCGCTTGCCGAGGATATTTTGGAACAGCGCGAGGCAGAAGACGCGGTTATTGAAACCGAAGTGGAAGACGAGGAAAAAGAAGAAGTCCGTAATGCTTGCAAGGCAATGAATAGGGCTGAAAGACTTGTCCACCTGGCAAGCCACGTTATGAACAAAAAAGGCGTTGATATTAAAGACTGGAGCGATGACCAGAAAATTGGCGCGTTTATGGCGATTGCCGCCGAGGCAAAAGCTAAAATCGGCAACAAAAAGAAACTTGTAGCCGGTGCCGGGGTTGTTTCTGCAAAAACCGGTAACAGCGGACTGGACGCGAAGTCCCGTATGCTGATGTTTCGTAACAAAAAATAGAGGAGTAAAAAAAGATGAGTAACAATAGAGGCATTTACGGCGGCGTGCCGTTTGGCGCTATTCAAACCAACTTTTACGACCAGCAGGAAACCTCTGCAGACGGGCGGTTAGCTTATGCAAGCGATATTGACCTCTGCGATGCCATCTCTGTTGGCGAAGAAGGCGGTGTTGGCGTTGGCTATGGCGTAAAAATCGTTGCTTTGTCCGGAGCGGCAAAACGCCCGGGAATTAACGACCAGCAGATTATTCTGCCGGATAGTTCTTCAACCGCTGCTGATTTTGGCGGTATGGTTATCCGCACAATGGCTGGCAATACCGGCGCTGACGGCGAAAACTATATGCGCGAAAAATCAATGGCAACCGTTCTGCGTAAAGAAAGAGTCGGCGGGCGTATTTATGTTCGTATGGCTGACGCTTTTACGGCTGGGGCTTCCGCTTATTGGCGTATTGCCGAACGCGTGCCGAATAGCAATGTTAAAGTAGGGCGTTTGTGTGGCGCGGCAATCTCCGGGCAGGGAACAACCCCGGCGGTAGCTGCAACCGGAACTGTAACCTTTACCCAAAACCCGTCTGACGGCGACACGCTGCAGATTGGTTCCGTAACCTATAAATTTATGACTTCCCCGGCAGCTGCAAACGATGTTGCCATTAAAGGGACTGTATATGAAACAGCCCAGAACTTGGCTGACGTTATCAACGGCGATTCCGGCGATGCATACGCGGGGACAACCTCTCCGTCTTTGGATGTTTCGGCAGAAGTTGAGACTGGAGTTATGACTTTGACAGCCCGCACGGCTGGAACTGCCGGCAATAGCTTGGCTTTGGTGCAGACCGGCAATTTTGCAAATGTATCCGGTGCGACCTTGTCCGGCGGCGTTAATTCGTCAACTTCGTCAGTAACCGACACCGTGCAGCTGACGAATGTTAAGTTTAGAAGTTCCGGCGCTGCTGGCGACTTGGCTTTGGTTGAATTTGTAACCGACTAGAATAAGGAGTATAGAAAATGAGTATCACTTATGGTGGACAAAAGGCAGTAACCGCACAGGAAGTTGCTTTTTCAATCTATACAGCCGTTGATTCCGCATTTTTTGACGTTGAATACCCGGAGCAGGACTGGTATAAAGTCCTTAAAGACGACCAGATTATCTCCAACATCAACGCAGGCGCACAGAACTACGGGTTTATTACCCGCGACCGTCAAGGCTCTGCAGCGTTTATCGGACAGGCTGAAAATAACAATATCCCGATGGTTTCGCAGTCTATCGGCGCAGTAACCGTGCCGCTGGCTGCCTCTGCCGTTGGGGCAAAAATCAACAACGAAGACGCTAGACAATGGCAGTTCGGCTTTAATGGCAATCTGGCGCAAGAACTTGGCGAAATTATGCGTGTTGCTTGCGACAACCTGATTGAAACGTCAACGATGTTCGGCGATTCTTCTGTTGGTTTCCAAGGGTTCATCAATTATCCGGGCGTTGTCATCTCTAACGCTATGCCGTCCGAATCGGTTCCGGCATCCACGAAATGGGAGGACAAGACGGCGCAGGAAATGATTAAAGACGTGCAGTCGGCTATCCGCGCGGTATATCTCCGCACCAGAACGGTTATGCTGCCGAATGTTGTCTTTTTGCCGCCTGAACAGTTCTCTATGCTGAACGACACGCCGTTCACGTTGGGGACTGGCGGGGCAACAGCCGCATTTAGCTCTGCACTAGATTACCTGAAACGCAATAACCTGTATACACAGTTGCGCGGGCAGGAATTGGAAATCGTCCCGATCCGTTATCTGCAGGGGGCAGGTGTTGACGGTGCTAACCGTATGGTTGTTCAAGACCGTAGCGCGAAAAATCAGGCTATGCCGTTCCCGCTGCCCTATCAGGTGCAAGCGCCGGTTCCGGTTCCGCTTGGTGCCGAGTTCTATTCTGAACAGAAACACGGCTCGTATGCTATGCGCCAACCTGCAGCGACTATGTATGTTGACGGTATTTAATCATAACTTTTGAAAATGGGGGTAAATAAAAATGGCTTTTCAAAAAGGGAATAAATTGGGCAAGGCGGCAAAAAAAGCCGCCGAGCCTAAAAAAGAGGTTAAGGCAGCAGAAAACAAAGCGGAAGAGGTAAAAGACTCTGATGTTTTGGCGGCAGTCAATCAGGAAAAACTGGCAGCAGCGCAAGGCGTGAAGAAAGAGGAGCAACCGGTAGAAAAGGAATATATCCCGGCTAGTAAGTCATATTACACGGTTTGGAATATGTCCGTAAACCCGCTTTTGTTGAGAATCGGCAAGCACGAAATTGAGATAATCTCACGGGAGTGCAAAAAGGTTGACGCAGATATTTTTGAAGAACTGTTAAAACTTCAATATATCCGCAATCTGCTTGACAAGGGGCTTTTACGGGCAACCAAACAAGTGGATAAGGACGAGCCGTTAAGTAAAGATATATCGGTGCAGAAAGCCCCGGAATATCTGACGGAAAACGTAAGCCGGACAGACGGGTTTATGACTATTGCCGCGGAAGTCAAAAAAGACGCAGGCGGCAAGGCTTTTAAACCCGCCGGAAGTATTGATATTAACTTAGGGTAAAACAAAATGGCGTTCGTTTATGTAGATTTTATAAAAGCTTATCCCGAATTTGCCGTTGTGGAGCAATCCGCCGTAAATTATCGGGGCAGCTTTGCCGATAGGTTTGTAAGCAATACGACTTTTGGCGAGTTTAGAACGGACGCCGTTTTCTTGTTTACCGCGCATTGTTTAGCGATTGAGTTCAATATTTCGTCCGGGTTGGCAAATGCCGGGAAAAATTCCAGTATGCTAAATACCGGAGTGGCAAGTTCAATCAGCGCGAGCAATGCGAGCTTATCACAATCGTTTGTCAACAACTCTTTGATAACAAGCGACAATCCGCTTTTTGCCGATTTGGGAAGAACGGTTTACGGCTTGCGATTCCTTGAGCTGTTGCAGATGTGCGCGCTTTATGGCTACGTTGTTTTAAGCCCTGACACATTTTGAGGATTTGGGAAAATGCAGGCGACCGCGACTTTTCAACAGAAAAATAAAGGTTTTGCCGAAAAGCTTTTGAAGAAAGCAAAAAAAATGCAAGACCTTGAGGCGGCTTGCGGTTTTCCGAATACAGTCAATTTGAAATATGACAACGGCGCAAGTGTTATTGATGTGGCAATATGGAATCAATACGGGACTTATAACAGCCCGGCGCGTGATTTTATGACACCCGCAATCAATAACATAAAGGCGCAGTGGGGCAAAATGGCAAAAGCGGCAATGCCCGCCATAAACGCCGGAAAACTTGACGCAGAAGTTGTTTTTAATCAGGGCGGGAATATGGCGCAAGGCGAGATAAGAAAGTCAATCGTTGACTTAAAAGACCCGCCGAATGCGCCGTTTACTGTTTCCGGCGGGTGGATGCATAACAAGAAAAGCGGCAAGCTTTTTTATGCCGAGGGCAAAGGTTCGGATAATCCGCTGGTTGATACAGGAAAAATGCTTGGGGCTGTAACTTATACGGTAAGAAAAAGGAGTTAAAGCGTTGTCTGTTTTACCTATGGATTTTAGCTACACTTTGCAGGCGTTCGGGCGCAATCATAGCGTAAGCGCCTATGAAAAGCGCGGCGAATTAAAAGGCGGGCGCTGGATTAAGACGATAGAGAATCGCCGGGCAGTTGCCAACTGTATTTTGCTAAACGTAAACGAAAAGACGCTTGAATTGATAGCCGAGGGAAATTTGGTTGACGAGGCGTATTGTGTGATGTTTCAAGATATGCAGGATACGTTTTACATCTCCGACCAGCAAAACGCGGATATTCAACCGTTGCAGACTTTTCTGGAAATTGACGGCAAGGAATTTATTGTTATGAAAAACCCGGCAACACACAAAAACGCAAATTTTAAGAGCTACTATGCGATTCGGTATAAGGATATAAAAAACGATGTCAATGCAGGGGCTTAACATAGACGAACAGTTAGAACGGGCGCGGCAGCTTTTCCGGAGCTTGGCGGAAGTTGCCACCGGCTTGCCGTGCGTTATAGCGCCGTATGACGGGCCGACACCGGCAAATCAATATTGCTCTGTTTGGGTGAAAGAATTAAACCCGGAGCAATACGATATACAATACACCGGATTTAATGAAGAGGGCGATTTTTATATTGACCAGAAAAACGAAACATATTTGAAAGTTGAGTTTAAGGCGTTCGGACAAGGGGCGCTTGCGGCGCTTGAGAAAGTCATCAGCGAGCTAAAAAGCCCGGAGCGGGGGTATGGTGCGACCGATGACGAAGACCCGCTGGAAAGGATAAAAAACGCGCCTTTATGGCAGTATCTTGGATATGGCGGACACGATAATATTCAGGATATATCAACGGTTGTTTTGGGTAAGGTTTTGCCGCAGGCAGTCGTTAATGTTTATTTTTATGCAAACTTGAGCACGGTTAAAGTCATAGAGGGTTTTGACGTGGTTGACTTAAACGTTAGTGTTCGTGATAATAAAGAAGATATTTTTACGGTAAAAATAGGAGGACAACAAAATGTCAATAACACCGATTGAACTTGACGTTCAAATTAGTTTAAGCAGAGCGCAGTCATTGACCCCTACGGATATGACGTTGCAATGCTTTAATACGCCGAACGTTGATTTTTTGCACGGGGAGCGCGTCCGGTTTTTCAGCGACAGCGATTCCTTTAATGAAATTACAACAAGCGGTAGTTCTGTATACTGGGCAGGCAATGCCTTTTTTGGCTTGACTTCCCACCCGGCGCAGATTGCCGTAGGGCGCATTTTTACAGACAATCAGCCTGCCTACTTGCTTAGCGCGTCTGTTAATTACGCGGCGTTAGCTTCTGTTTCTAACGGTGCTTTTAGCGTAGCGATTGACGGCGTGCGTCAGGAATTATCGCCGACCGATTTTTCCGGCGTAACAAATTTACAAACTTTGATTGCAGCATTAACGCCGTCTGCAAGTGCGAACTTTATTGTTGAAGAGTATAACGGCAATTTGATTTTGAAGAGCAAGACGAACGGCGCAAACTCTTCTATCGGCTATGCCGCAGCTCCGACTGTAACGGAAATTGAAACACCGGCAGTTTTGACCGGCGGCACGGTAACACCGGCAAGCCTGACAAGCATATCAGACGGAGCTTTTAAAATCTCTGTTAACGGTGATGAAAAAGATATTACCGGGCTGGACTTTCAATCTGCTGACGATATTAGCGGCATTGTAACAGTTTTGACTGGCAAGATTGACGGCGTAACGGTTACGGCAAACGAAGAAAGCTTGATTTTGACGACAACCGAAACAGGAAGTGCGGCAACCTTGGCTTTTGCAAGTGCCGGTTCTGCCGGAACTGATGTTTCCGCTTTGCTTGGTTTGACTTCCGGGGCTGGCGCTAGTGTTGTAAACGGCGCAACGACACCGGTTGTTGATATATCCGAAATGTTAGGATTGACGCAGGAAAGCGGGGCAAGCTTGCAAGCGTCCGGTTATGTTGCGGGTTCAATCACCGAAGAGCTGGCAGCAAACCGCGCTTATATTCAAAACATCGGCTCAAATGCCTATGCTTGGAGCTTGGATGCAGAATACAGGGACACGCAGGACGCACAGGATTTTGCCTCTTGGGTTAACGGCTTGGGCGTTGAGGGCGTAACTTGTATTGTAACAAACAACCCGAACGTGTTAAGTGCGTCCGATACTTCAAACATTGCCTATATCTGCAATTCTATGAATTATCAGGGCGTAGCAACATTTTATCACGATAACGCGCAGGTTTACCCGGATGTTGCTTATTTGGCAACTTTGCAGTCGGTAAACTACGCAACGGCAAACAGCGTTTTGGATATGAAGTTTAAAAACCTGGGTTCTATCCCGGCTGTTACCTTGCCGGATTTGAACACAAATCTGACCACGCTGGACAATAAGCGCTGTAACACGATTACCTATTGGGGAACGCGGGACGCTTTGTGCGTGAGAAATGGCGACCAGTCGTCAAGTTTGTGGCGTTCGGATTTGTGGGTTAACGTCTGCAACTTCATCGCCGAATTGAAAATCAATGTTGCTAATGTATTTTTACGCAACAAAAAAATTCCGTATACGGTTGCAGGGCAGACCTTATTGACTTCCGCAATCACGCAGACGTGCGATGCCTATGTAACAAACGGAAGCTTTGCCGACCGCGAGTATGCCGACAGCACATCGGAAAATGGCGTTTCTTTGCAATCGGCATATACAATCACGCCGCAGCCTATATCCAGTTCAACCGCAGCACAGCGCCGCGCCGGTATCGGCACGCCGTTTGCTATTGTGTTGAATGACAGCGGAAGTATGCGGAGTGTTGCAATCTCTGTTGAAGTTGTTGATTAAGAGGAGTTAAGACAATGGCAGTAAGAAAAATTTACAATCAGGGGCAGCTTAGTTGTTCTTTTAACGGGACACATCTGCAAGGCTTAATGTCCGGTGCCTCTGTAACAATTCACACAATAGGCGGTGAAGTTGAGCTGACCGAAGGCACTGACGGCGGAGCGGCGAACATTGCCACTTTGCAGGGCGGGCGAATCACGGTAACGTTTCGCGAGACTTCCGACAGCGTGGACTTCCTAAATACGCAGGTATCGCTGCAGCAGGTAAGTTCAACGCCGGGCGTGTTTATTCTGTATTCGGGCGTAAAACGCTTATATACGATTGCAAATGCGCTTGTGTCGGTTCCGGCAGACTTATCCACCGGCGACAAACAAATGGGCGGGGTAGCCTTTGACTTTGTCGGCACCGGAATGGTTGTTGCACCGGGCGAATAAAAGAAGAGAAAAAGCCCCGGATAAAAACGGGGCTTTACTTAAATTAACAAAACGAAAGGTTGTAAAATGGATAACTTGGGGGAATTTACAAGTTTTTCCGTAAATGGAAAGACCTACAACATAAAAAACTTCAGTGTGTTTGAGGCATTGAGTTTTCATATTGAATTTATGGCTACAATGGGCGGTTTTATCGGTTCTGCAATAGCTTTGTTTAACAACAAAGGGGAAGAGCCGAAAAAAGGGAAAAACGCGCCACAAGGCAAAAAAACGAGCAATGACGAGATAGCCGAGCTTTTTGCAAAAATCAAACCGGAAGAAACAGAACGGTTGATGAAGAAAGTTCTAAGCCGGGTTATCACGCCGGAGCAGATTTGCCTGGAAAATCAGGCGGCGGCGAACGACTGGTTCGGCAGACCGGAAAACGCCGGGGACTTATGGCTTGTATGCTTAAACGGGCTGGTGTCTTTGGTGGGGGAATATTTACCGAGTGGGCTAAATACAGCACTACTCGGGTTCAAGAAAGTTCTGGCAGGGCTATCAGCATTGAGCCCGGACAACGCGTCTATGCCTTTATCGGGGAGCCGGTAAGGCGTGGGCTTGTAGACTTTGCCGGGTTGTATAACGGCAAGGTTTCAATTAAAATGTTTTTTGAGGCGAAACGGATGGCTGACTGGCTTAACTACATAGAGGCAGCGAGCTATCATAAAGAGGGCTGACAAATGGCAGTTGTTGACGAGTTAGTTACATTATTATCGTTTAAGACGAGCCCCGGAACTGAAAAGGCTATAAAGTCCATCAAAGACGGGATATCTACGTTAAAAAGCGAGGTTACGAAGTGGGCGGCAACAGCAACGGCAGCCGGAGCAGCCACATCTGCTTTTTTGCTTAGTGCAAGCGATAAGGCGATAGAGCTGCAAAAGCTATCGCAATCAACCAACTTGTCAACAGACAGCCTGCAGCAATGGCAATATGCGGCGGAGGCTGTCGGCGCGTCATCGGCTGCCGTAACCTCCGACCTTGAAAGCTTGCTAAAAACGATGAGTTCCCCGATTCCGGGCGAGCTTAATATGGAACTTATGATGTTAGGCGTAAGCGTCCATAATGCAAGCGGGCAGCTTAGGGGCGCTGATGAAGTATTAAAGGACGTTGGCGACAAATTAAATAAAATGAGTTCTGCCCGTGCTGTCCAGTGGGCGGAGCGTGTCGGCATATCAAACGACACTTTGATGTTGCTTAAACAGGGGCGGCAGGGTTTAAGCGAGCTTTTTGAAGAGGCGCAGCTTGTTGGGGCGATTATACCGGAAGACGCAATCAACCGGGGCGCGGAATTATCAAAATCAATCAAAACGCTTAAAACTGTCTTTCAGGCGTTAGGAAACAGCATTGCTTTGAGCTTTGCGCCGAACTTAAAAAAAGTTGTGGATAACTTCAAACAATTTTTAATTAACAACGCGGATTTTGTTCGGCAGGGCTTGGGGGTTGTCATTGACGGGGTGAGCCGGGGTTTCGGGCGCTTTTGGGATATTCTCGTTAAAATTAAAGACGGGTTTGTTGCTTTGCTACAACCTATGCAACCGTTTTTAAAAAATATGGACGCGGTTAAGGTTGTCGCCGGGCTTGTTACCGGAGCGCTGGCGGGTTTTCTGGCGTTAATGGCTCCGGCAATCATACAGTTTGCGGCAGTCGGGGCAGCTATTGCCGGTGTTTCTCTTGTCATTGAAGATTTTATTACTTGGCTACAGGGCGGCGAAAGCGTCATCGGGGATATTGTAAACGCTTTTTCAAATTGGATGGACAAATTCCCTGAATTAAAAGAAGACTTAAAATCGGTCGGGCAGGTTTTTGCCGATGTATTTAACGCCATACCGGGCTTAATAGACAAGTGCATTGATAAAATTGAAGATATGTTCCCGGTTATAAACAAGATTTTGAGCAGCTTAGGAAAAGTTATTGATTTTGTATACGAGGGAGCAAAAACAGCGGGCGAAACTTTGACGGAGGGTGCGTTAAAAGTCTTTGGCGGCTATGAGGGGCAGGGAGCGCGTGAAAACGCGCGCAGGGGCGAAAAAATCCTGCCGCAATTAACGCAAGCACAAACAGGAGCCGTAACCCCCGCCGGAAATAATCAGCAGCAGCAACAACAAAAGCCAGAAAAGCAGGACACAAGCTTAAAAGACGGCATTATTCAGCTTTTGGGTTTTGGCGGGGGAAAATCGGGAAGCGGCGAAAATATGATACAATTACCGAAAGCCGAAGACATTGACCGTATGTTTGCCGAGTATGACAAGGCACGCGCGATTCCGTCAATAGATTTGACAATTCCACCGCAGGCACAGCCGCAGGCGGGCGCGGGGAAAGGCATTGTAAATAACAACCAGACCATAACGATTATGACCGGAGCAGACGCGCGCAGCGTTATTCAGGCAATGCAAACGGAAATGCCGGACGCTAACGTTGTTTCTTCCGGGACGTATGGCAGCTTTATCGGGGGTTATTAAAAGATGAGTTTATTAAATGCAAACGCGATTTTAAACATTTTCGGAAGTAACGCCCTTATATCAAGCGAAACTTTGGGCGATGTTTCCGCCGATGTGAAAATCAGCGAAGTTCATCAATACGAGGCGGACGTAACAACAACCACGCTTGAAAACGGCACGCAGGTATCCGATCACGTTATCACGCACCCTATACAGGCAACGTTAAATTTTGAGATGACAAACAGCGGCTACGGGGCTTTGTTTGGGAATCGGGCGCAAGATGTTTTTGAAACGCTGGCGGCGATTGTGGAAAATCGGGAACTCGTTACCTTAACGACCGAACACGCCATTTATGACAATATGATAATTAAAAGCTTTAATCCATTGCACCGCGCGCCGTATAAAGGAGCTTTGCAGATTGCCGTAACTTTGCAGCAAATAAACTTTGTTTCGGTTGATTTGGTAACCTTGCAGAGCAACGGGACGACAGTCGGGGGTTTAAATACGTCTTTGGCGGGAATGGTAGACAGCGGGCGCGCTGCTGCAACATACGTCCCGGAAGTCAACAGTTCGGTTTTAAGCGACTTCAAAAATAGTTTATTCGGGGGTTGATATGCCATACTTGTTACCTTTTGACAACACGCCGAGCGCAAGAAAAACAATCATATTAAACGAGATGTCGCTTGTTTTTGAAGTGAACTATTTTCCGAATATTCAATGCTGGCTTATGGATATATACCAACCGGCAGAAAGCGACACGGAAACAAACACGCCTGTGATAACCGGGATAAACTTGCGCACCGGTGTTGATAATTTGATTAAGGGAAAATGCGAGCTTTTAAACGGGTGGGCAATCAATGTTGCCAGCCTGAAGGGAAAAGAAAACAACACGCCTGACAGTTTGGGGAATGATTGTTTTATTGTGGTTTATATTCCGGGCGAAACGGTGCCGGTTTCTTTTGAGGATAAAAAACTTGATTAACTTTAAGCGAAATTTGGAGTTGTTAGTGGGACCGTTGAAAGATTATCAAGGGGACGGCAACAGCCAACAGGCAATACGGATATTGTCTGACGGTTCAACTTCAACTTTGCGCATTAAAGCCAATATCACAAAAAGTATGATAAGTATTCCGAATGCAAGCCAGATTACGGTTTACGGGCTATCAAAAGAAACAAGAAACAAGATAATGCAGAGTCAAGCCAGTATCCGGCTTTATGCCTGGTATGACGGGCGGCAGAAAGAGCTTGTTTTTCGGGGCGGAATTTTGAATTGTGTTGTTAACCGTGAAGACACGGACATACCGATAACGTTAATATCTTTGGACGGGCAGGGCGGATTTATGCGTGCGCCTGTTTCTTTATCATACACAAACGGGATACAGTTAAAAGACGTTGTCAAGGATATTGCCGGAAAAATACCGGGCGTAACGATTGACGACAGCCGGATTGATGTTTCCGGGCAAGTGGGCTTTTCCGGTATGGCATACGCCGGAGGGGCTAAAGAATTTTTAGACCGGCTGGGCGGACAATACGGCTTTAGCTGGAGCATTAACAACGGCGTATTTGAGGCAGTAAGCGACAAGCGCGGTTTTAATGTAGAAACTTTGCTGGGCGCGGGGGTTTTGATAAAAGCCTCCCCCATTCTATCCGGACCCGCGCAACAGCAAATAGGGACTGACATTCAGGCGCTATACGTCCCGGGTGTCAGCCCCGCTCAATTTGTGCGCTTGCAAAGTTCAATCAATACAGAATTGAACGGACGCTATAAAGTCCATACAATGAACTTGAATTTAGACACAAAATCGGACAGCTGGACAATGAGCATTCAGAGTTACAAGCAGGGGTAAAATTATGGATTACAGCATAATAAAAGACAAGGCGGAAGATTTTAAGGTGTCGCTGCAGCGGTTGTTGCCGACAATGATAAACACGGCAATACCGGGAACAATTGACCAGTTGACTGTTGGCGATGATGGTGTGCCGCGCGTTTCAGCATATACGGCAATCCGGTTGAAATTTATAAACCCAGACACGCAGGAAGTTCAATATATAGACAGTCCGAAGATAACAAACATACCTTTGTCGGTAAACCAGTGCGAGGGGTTGGGTTTATCAATCACAATGCCGGTTTTGCACGGGCAGCTTTGCACATTGATTTTTTCGCAGCGGAGCTTGGACAATTTTGCCACGACCGGGCAGATAAGCAATCCGATCAGCGGGGAAGACGCAGCATTGTGCACAGTTCGTTGTTTTGATTACACTGACGCGATGTGTTTTCCTGGCGTAATGACTCCGGCAAATAACATACAAAACTATTCACAAACGGCTGTTGAAGTGAGAAATGGAGACGGGAGCGTTAAATTATCGGTATATCCGGAAACGTTAAGTTTGACTCAAGGGGCTGCCTCTATACAAATGGCAGGCGGCAACATCACAATAAACGCCGGAACTGTAACCATAAACGGGGCTTTAAACGTAAGCGGCGAAATATCATCAGATACGGACGTTTTGAGCGCCGGAATAAGCGGAAAGAATCACGTCCACACCGGGAATATGGGACAGCCGACAAGTCCGCCGGTGGCAGAATAGGTTTTTGTTTCTTTTTCATAAACGCGTTTTTTTTATCATACAGCGTTATGTTTTGATTTTTATGATAAACTACACATAAAAATAACGTTTACGCGCTAGAAGCGAAAAAAACGGGGCTTTATGCGCAAGGTTTAAGTAATTCTGTTATGCAGCCGTCCCGTTGTGAAAAGTTTGTTATTTGCGTGCAGATGAAGTTTTTCTTTATCTCTTTGCCGAGCTTTTTATCAATTATCCAGCGTTCAAGCTTGTTTGTGAGTTTGTCAGGGGCTTGGCGGTAGGGAAAAAAGAACTTGTCGGAATAGTCAATTTTGAAATCCTGACCTATCAAAATGGTTTCTCCGTAGTCCTGCGTTTTTATAAAATTTTCTTTTTTTTCTTTTTCTTTTTCTTTTTCTATTTTTTCTTTTTTAACCTCTGACTCTCTACTAGACTGAGAGTTAGAGTTTTTAAATATATTATTATTTTTATTTAATATATTATCTTTCGCTGCTAGACTAGGCGCTAGATTAGGTGCTAGACTAGGTGCTAGACTTTTTTTTAACTCTTTGTTTTTACGGTAAGAAATTTTAACGCTTGTTCTCTTCTTTTCAACTAAACGTATATCACAAGTTACTTGCGCTTCAATAGCGTTTAGCCAATGTTTGACTATCTCCATTTGCTTTTTCGTGAGGTATCTTGAGGCGGTTTCTTCGTCCGGCTGGTATTCTAAATCAGCCCACAATAGTTGATATTTGACTATTGCCGCAAGTTCGTTATCTGAAACTCTTTGTTTGAGTAAATTTGTTGGTATCTTTGTCCAATACATTTTCCTTAATCCTTTCCTGTAAATCCTTTTTTGCAAACGACCAGTATTTTGAAATAATCGTCAAGTAGCCTTGCGGCGTGTTAATGTCTAAAAGCTCCGCTTTCATACGCTCAAACTGACGATTAAAAATTTTATCAATATCATTTTCCATTTTCCTTAATCCGTAATATATTTTCTTTCAAAAAGGCGGGGTTATAGTATATGAGCGAGGATGATTATAGTAAAACAATAGATACTATAACCCCGTTAAATAAAAATAATCCTTCTTCTCTCACACTATCAATATAACCCGAAAATTTTTAATTTAAACTTAATAGCCGGCTTATTAACAAAAAATTGTCCGATTTTGTCCACCTTGCGTCTGTGGATAAGTCTGTGCATAACCTTGTGCATAAGTTTGTGGATAAAATTTTGACGGCAACAAAAGACAATTTATATTTTTTAAATATATATTATATTTATATTTATATTTATTATACTTGTTGCTTGATTGTTTTTTTTGCTTGCAAATTTTGTTTTGGTGGTTATATTGAAGATACAGCAACGCCAGTTTTTCTCGTAACTTTAATTCGGTTATGTTTGGCAACAAACCTATCGGCGTTGCTTTTTTTTGTGGACAACTCAAAAATTCCTGCATATTTACAAAAGCGCTTTTGCTTGTTAATCTACAATCAAGAGGGCAAAAGATGAGTGTTGATATTTTGATAGACCCGGCAACAAACGATATAGCGCACCGTAACGGTTTAATCCGTTATGCCGTAAGTAGAAACGAAACGGCGCAGCGGGTTATTACGCGTATTCGCCGCTTAAAGGGCGAGTGGTTTATTGATACGACCGCCGGTATGCCGTATATTCAGGATATTTTAGGCAAGCGGGATATTAACTACTTCAAACTTTTGCTTAGAAAAGAGATTTTAAATACTGACGGCGTGCAGAGTATTAACAACTTCCGCTTGTCTTTTAACTCAAAAACGGGGCATATATCCGTATATGTTGAAATTAAGGTTGACGGGAAGTATATCCCGATTGTGCAGGAGTTCACGCTATGAGTGCAAACGTTTACGGTATGACTTCAACGGGCTTTAAGCCTAAAAGGCTCCGCGATTTGCTTGACGAAACAATGGCAGATATTCGGGCAATCACGGACGAAGATGGGCAAGCCGTATTTATTAACGAAAAGGACGACAGCATAATCGGGCAGTTTAACGCGATTGTTTGCGAGCAGCTTGCCGATTGCTGGCAACAAGCATACGCCGCCAGCACGCAGTTTGACCCGCTTAATGCTTTCGGCGTGGCTTTGCGTTCGCTTGTCCAATTAAACGGCATTGTGCCTGCCTATGGCTCGGCAACACAAATAAACGTTACTTTGACCGGGACTTCCGGCACGGTTGTGCCTGCCGGTTCGCAAATATCTGATGTTAACGCAAACACGATTTTCAGCTTGAATAGTGATGTTGTTATCGGGAGTGCCGGAACGGGAACGGGAGTCGCCACTTGTAACACGTTCGGCGAAATTAACCCGGCAAACAACACGATTATTCAGATTTTAACCCCGGTTTATGGCTGGCACAATGTAACAAATACCAGCGTGGCGGTGCTTGGCGATGACCCGGAAACTGACAACCAGTTACATATTAAGCAGCAGCGCGAAACGTCAAATACTTCATATTCGCAAGTTGACGCGTTATATGCCGGAATAACAAACCTTGCCGGGGTTGATTATGTGCGTATATACCAGAACTGGACGCTTGAAACGGACGACAAGGGAATACCGGCAAAAACGATTGCTGCTGTTGTTGACGGAGGCGACACAGATGCGATTGCAAATGTTATGTGGCTTAAAGCTCCGATGTTGTCAAACTATGCCGGGAATTTGGAACACCCCGTGACAATGTTTGACCGATTCGGACTTGCCTATCAAATAACATTTTACCGTCCGGAAAAAGTCCCGGTGTATATTGATTTGGATATAACCATAACAGACGCAAGCATTTATCCGGCGGATGCCTACGACCAAATAAAGCAAAATATTATTGATTATGCAGCATACGGGCTTAATTCTTCAAGCGGTTTTCCGCCGGGCTCTCCGGTTATTTACAGCCGCCTTTATACGCCTATCAATGAAGTCCCGGGCTTTAAAATAAATCATCTTTATATCGGAACGAGTGCAAGCCCGACCGGGACAAGCGACCTTGAAATGAGCTGGCTGCAGGTTGCAGAGTTTACCGCAGACAATATCAATATTGAACAATCAGTCGGGGCTTAAAAACAATGGCGGAAGCGTTAGGCAAATTAAAAATTGATTATAGCGAAGTCCGCAAGGATGTTGTTGCCGCCGGGCTTGACCGGGTTTTGGCACAATACAAACATTCATATTTGTTCAAACAGCTTTTGTCTGTATGGCTTAAACAATGCCAGCAGCTATATGACGCAATTATTGATTTGCAGGAATACCGGACAATCTATTCGGCAACCGGGGACACGCTGGACGGGTTGGGTCGGATAGTCGGCTCAACCCGGCAGAACTTCAACTATTCGGACACATATTATTTTACACCGGACAAAGCGGGCGTAGGCTGCGACAACGGCTACGCTTGGTGTAAAAATGCCCCGCAAGCCGGTATATCTATGCAAAACGATGATTTATACCGCAATTCAATTTGGCGTAAAGCCATATCAAATTTTGTTAAGTTCGGCAGCGTCCCGGAAATTCAAGACGTTGTTTCTGCTTATATGGACGAGCCTGTCGGATTTGAAGTAACAAACCCGTTTACCGGAACGCTGGTTGTTTCTGCTGATATCGGCTTGACTAATTTAGAGATTTTAACTTATACTCAAAACACAGAACAGGTTGAACACCAGTTCCGTATACCGTATCCGACAACAACAGATTTTGAGGGCGTTGTCTTTTATGTTCCGCAAAATGCCTTTGCACCAGACCGCGAGGGAGTCGGGGCAGACAACGGGCGCGCCGCCGTAAGAGGGAGAGTTTAAACAATGGTAGATACAAGAACACTTACATTGCCGGCAATTTGGGCTGATGACGCTATAACCGAGATTCCTACGCCGCCGATTGCAAATACAACCTACCGCAACACGGATTTAGGCTCAACCGAACTGTTGCAGGGCTGGCCTTATCAAAAAATCGTTGACTCTGCCGACTTCAACCAGACGTTGTGGCTTATATCAAACCTCGTCAAAAATTGCGAGCAATATGGCATTATGCCTTGGTGCGCGTCAACAACATACAAACAAAACGGAATTTGCCTTGCCTCAAACGGAATTTTCTACTGGGCAAAAAAGGATAACACCGGCGTAAACCCGGTAACTGATTCCGGTATGACAAACTGGGGCGTATTCTTAGACCCGGGCGATAACTTTGTTACAGAAACGGTTTTGACGAGCCAAATAAACCTATGCGAAAAGCTGGCAAACAAGACGCAATCGCTGTCCTCTTCATCCACCACAACGCAATACCCAAGCGCAAAAGCTGTATATGATAATATCAACAACTTGCAAAACAGCAAGCAAAACAACATCACCGGGGGCGCGTCAACCATTACGACAAGCAATTTGGCCGCAAACAGGGCTTTGTTGTCAGACGGCAGCGGCAAAGTGGCAGTTGCTAACGTTACTTCAACCGAACTCGGCTACTTGGACGGGGTAACCTCAAATATCCAAACGCAGCTTAATGGCAAGCAGGCGTCAGGTTCTTATATGACCCTTTCCGGAAACCAGACCGCCTCGGGCAACAAGACGTTTTCGGGACAAATTATTCGTTCAACAGCACCCGGTGCTTCTGATAATTCAACCCAAGTTCCAAATACCTCTTGGGTGAACAGTCGCATAACGTCTATTATGAATACAAGCGGTATACGAAAAGCGAACTATGCAGCAATGGGGACAATATCAAATTTAGCCTCGTGGACTGCGCCATACGACGCGCTTGTCGTTGCCGTTGCAAATACAAACAGCGGCCGTGTTAACAAAGTAAAAGTTAACAATCATAATATTCCGGTTTCAACCGTTGACGGCTATTTTATGGTTGGTTTTGCAAGCTATCCTCTTTATGTTTCTTCTGGAGATGTTTGCGTGTTTGATACAACCAACAACGGCATACAAGCGGCATATTATTTCCAGCTTGTTTAATAGTTTGAACAAAAATAAATAGTCGCCCTGACGCAAGATATAGTATCGCCGGAATTTACGGGAAAACAAGCGCCACATTCATTGCCGTTCAAATATTCAGCGCCACTCCTGACGTTGATTATTTCTTTGCTGTTTACGGATACAGTCCGGTTTGTGTTATTATCTAACTGCATACGAGCGAAAATCCAACCTTTACTAGGTGCTCTTGTTGATTGTTCACTACCAGAACTTGAAGTTATTAAACCTTGAAACGTTGCATAATTCGGTTGTTCAACACCGCTTGTATTCATAATAGACGCTATGCGACTCGTATTGACTACAACCGAAAACCGGGTAATATAAAAGCGGTTGCAACCAAAAATAGGAGTTTAAACTTATGACTGATAAAGTTATTGAAACGGCAGCGCCGGAATATCCAAAGCATACGGAGTGGGCGGATTTTGATATTGTCAACGGTAAAGTTACCGTGGTGAAGCTTAATAAGCCTTATACGGAATATGATGTTTCTTTTGAAGACCACTTTAACGGCAGCGATGAATATAAAACAGAAGAACGTTATGCACTTTATACGGCTTGTGCGATTGCGTGCAATAAAAACGGTGGCGAATATACGATTGACTGCTGGAAAAACCGCTACACGGTGCGAAAAGTTGCCGATATTGAGAAAATCCACTACGAGAGTATGACGGATGAAGAAAAGGCAAAATATGACGCTGACAAGAAAAAAAACGACCTTGAAAACGAAAAGAGTGCATTAAACGGCAAACTTCGCTCAATGGACTATATCGGCGTTAAGATTGCTACCGGCAGGGCTACGGTTGAGGAATACGCTGAACAGATTGAAAAAATGAAAAGTTATGCACAACGCATAAATGAGATTGACAAAGAACTTGAAGCAATGTAAACAATCATTGTTGAATTTTTTTGTCAATTCACATCCTTTTAAATAGTTAGTGTTTATACAAGGGCAAGGCGGCTTTCAGGTGGTTGCCTTGTTTTTTTATTGCCCGATAACGCCATTGTTAAAAAAACGAAAAAATATCTTTACATTATTTAAAATCTGGGTATATTTAACTATGTTTCAACGCTAATATTTTTAAGGAGTGTAAAAAAAATGAGTTTACAAAAACCAGCAAAAAGCGGCAACTTTTCTTCATTTATGGCGACAACAGCGGTAAAGCAAAAAGTAGCCGATGTTATAGGCGGAGAGCGCGGGCAATCATTTATTACGCACATTGTTTCGGCAGTGTCAACAAACCCGCAGCTTGCGGCTTGCGAACATTCAACAATATTTGCAGCAGGATTAACCGGGGAAAGCTTAAACCTTGCACCGAGTCCGCAGCTTGGGTATTACTACATTGTCCCGTTTAAGGAAAAAGACAAGAAAGGCAATTTAATCCGGGTTGTAGCAACTTTTCAACTTGGTTATAAAGGATATATTCAGCTCGCCTTGCGTTCCGGGCAATATGCGGAGTTAGACGTTATGGAAGTGCGGCAAGGCGAATTTTTGGGACGCGACAAATATACCGGAAAGTTTTTGTTTTCCTTTATTGCTGACGAAGAAGAGCGGGAAAAGCGGGAAGTCATCGGATATATGGCATATTTTGAGCTTTTGAACGGGTTTAAAAAAACAATATATTGGAGTAAATCCAAAATGGAAGAACACGCCAAAACCTATTCGCAGAGCTATAAATACGATTTAAAAGCCGATAAAAAAGAGAGCTTTTGGAGTAAAAACTTTGACCAAATGGCATTTAAAACGATGTTGCGTCAGCTTTTAGGCAAGTGGGGTATAATGTCGCTTGAAATGCAAACAGCTTTTATCAAAGACGAATCGGCAGAAAAAGACGGAAAAATTGAATATGTTGACAATCAAGATTTAACCGCCGGGCTTGAAAATATGCCGATTGATTACGGCAATATTCAGCTTGATGATGACGAAAGCGGCAAACCCGGAGTTAATTTTGAAGAGCCAGAGCCGTTATTTAATCAGACACCGCAACCGGAAAACAACAAAGACGAGGCTAAAAAATGACAATAAACGAGCAAATAGCGGCAATACGGCGGGAGCTTGAGTATAGGCGCAAGCTATACCCGCGTTGGGTGGAAATAAAGAAAATCAGCCAAAAGGACGCCGATTATCAGATTGAAGTTATGGAGCAGATTTTATGCACGCTTATAACAGTTAAAGACTTCATTATCGGAGCAACCGTCCGTGATGAAGAAAAGATAAAAAAGGCAGAGAAAGTTCAATTTTCTTTGTTTGATGTTGACAAACCGGGAAAATAGGATAACATAAGAGGCGATATAATTTTTCTCATATAGTTCCAACCAAAAAGTATATCATCATATTATTATCTTAACAAACCATACCTACACAAAGCCCCTTTATTTTACGATAGAGGGGTTTTATTTTATAAGAGGATAGATTATGCCAAAAAATAACCCTTGGGCGCTGGAACTAAAAAAAAGCGGGCTTAACGTGCGCCAAAAGCCACACGATGAAGAACACAAAATACAGTGCGCCATTGCACAATATTTAAAGCTTGTTGAAAATTCACACAAAGATTTTACTTTTTTTGCCGTTCCTAATGGCGGGTGGCGAAATCCGGTTGTTGCGGCAAAACTTAAAGCCGAGGGTGTTCGTTCCGGTGTTTCCGATTTAATTATCCTGCACGCCGGAAAAACCTATTTTGTAGAGATAAAAACCGCAACCGGCAGGCAATCGGACACGCAACGGGAATTTGAACAGAAAGTCCTGGCACTGGGCTTTGAGTATACAATTTGGCGCGGGCTTGATGATGCAATCAATTTTGTTGAGACATTAAAAGCGGGCGCATAACGTCTATTATGGGGACGGTTTATCCGGTCGGCAGCCTCTATTTTGGAACTCAAAGCACTTGCCCCCTCGCTGCTGTTATTTCCGGCTCTACGTGGGAAAAAGTAGGCTCGTCGCTGATTACTTCCGTTAACACAAGTGTCCCAGTCAAAGGAAACGGAAAAAGTATGGGCTGGACAAACGGAAACGCAAATTTCGGTTGTTCGCAAGGTGATAATGGATACGGCTGGTTTTTCCCGAGCTTAACAAGTGAGGCATACGGTAAAGATATAGGCGTTGTTCAAGCAGGCAATGTAGGCACGCATCCGTCAGGCGATAGATTAATGGGTTTAACATCAGACGCAAATAATTCCGGTATTGTCGGCACTATTACAAGGACGGCTTTAACCGTGAATATTTGGAAACGTACGGCATAAATCCTAACGTCTGATAACGTCTATTATGAATACAAGCGGCATAACAAGCGGCTATGTAAATTTTAACAAACTGCTTATACAGTGGGGGTATATACAAAGAGATTTACAAACTGGGACTGTCACGCTTTTACAGTCCTATGCAACAAATTCATATACGGCATTGATAAATGCGTGGGATTCCACTTATTCCGCGTGCGGTACGCGCAACTATACGTCAACATCTTTTGATTATGTTATGGAGGGTTCTCACCCTATGATTTGGCTCGCAGTTGGACTTTCTAATTAGTATTCCAGACCCCAAATACCCCAAAAAATGCAGGGTCCGTCTTGTTTTTTAAAAAGGGTGGTTGTGCTACCGTTGGCATAATTTTTAAAACGCCAATACGCGCCATATGCTATCAATATTGGGCTTTTATTCAATGTGGTGTTACTCATAATAAAATCTAAAGATTTAGAATCCAATTGAAACATATTGGCATTATCTGCATATTGGTTTGAGAAACAAAACAAAATCTTAGCAAAGTTCGTAAACGGTTGGCTTAATTGAATATCGCCAGTTCCTTGTCCGGACGGGTTGAAAAAGAGCTGCGTAATATTTGCGTTACTATTCATAATAGACGTTATGCGACTCTCTGTGTATAAGTTTGAATTATATTGAAAAATACAAATTGAGTAAATAAATTTAAGATAAAATTAACTATTCGCGAGGGGTAACAATGGAAACAAAAGTTTGTAGAAAATGCGGACAAGAAAAGCCTGTATCCGAATTTATACCGAACGGACGATATAGGTGCGGTTATCAAACGTATTGCCGAAAATGCACCAATGAATACCAGAAAATGCGCCGGCTTGGCAAGAGTGAGAAGAAAGTTTGTCGGACGTGCGGGCGCGAGTTGCCGATTAGTGCTTTTCCGAAAGATAAAGGATATAAAAGCGGACGCAGCAATCAATGTCGGGATTGTTACGACAAGCAGCACCGCGAGGCGCTGGAAAAGCGAAAAGAGAATGGACTTTGTTTGAGTGAAAAGGAAAGGAAAGAAAGGCAGGCAATAGCGGATTTTGAACAAAAGCTTGGCGGGTTTAAGGTGTCAATCTTAAATTATGCCAAAAACGGGGAATATAAATATACAGTCGCCAGCACAAAAGGCGACTTTTTTCAGACAAATTCAAAAGACGAGTTTTTTAATTTCATAAAAGAAAGGGCGTGAAAGATGATTTACAAAAGTTCGGCTTATTATCCGTTTTTTCAAAAGATTTGCCAAGAGTTTGGCTGTTCTGTTTCCGATTTGGAGAGTTCACGGCGCGGGCGACCGTATGTTCAGGCGAAAAGTGTCGCGATTCGGTTTTTAAGGCTTGCCGGGTTAAGTTATCCGCAAGTCGGGGGGGTATTGAATAAAGACCACTCAACCGTTATGCACGCAGATAGAAAATGCCAGAGCATCCCGGAATTAAACGAAATGGCTCTGCAGTTTTATTTGCAGTTCCGGCAGATAGAGAGTCGCGCCGATGATGACCTTATTAAACAAGAGATATTTAGAAACGAGCTTGACCGGGAAAAGATTGTTGAATTGTATAATAAAGGATTGCCTGTGGAGAAAATAGCGGCAGAGCTTGAGGCAACCGTTGTTTATGTAGAAAATCATCTTAAATTTATAAGAAGTGTTTATCAGGTTAAAAAAGTCCCGGATTATAAGACACATACGACCCGAGAAATATTTTTTCAAAAAAAATCAAAAAAAGTGTTGACAATATCAAAAAGCGTGATATAAATGACCGTGCAAACAGGTAAACACTAATTTAAAGGGAGAAAAATAATGTTTGAAGAAATAACAACAATTTCTGACTGCGAGGAGAAAATCGCAGAGCAAAAACGGCAAATTCGGCTTAATGAAATCGCCAACGATAGCTATTATTTAAGCAATCAGCGCAAGGAAGATGAGCAGGAATTAAATGCGCTTGAACGTCGTTTGCGCGAGCTCAAAGAACAAGAAGACGAGCCGTCTTTACTGGACTTATGCAAGGAATTAAAGGAGATGGCACAATGAAACTTAAAGAATATTTGATAAAAGCCGGAATAGATTTTGAAGAGAAAGATGGAGTAATCACCGTCGGCGGGGGGCTTGACCTAAGCAACACGGGGATTACGAGCCTGCCGGATAACCTGACC